GAGCCGGAAGCGCGGCTCGTCGCGGCTCGCCTCGGCGATCGCGGCGAAATAGTCGATCAGGGTCAACGGCGAAAGCGAACGGTCGACGAGCTTGTGCAACTCGGCCCCGTAGTGCCGCCGCATGATGCGCGTGCCGCGACGGGTCGTCAGGCGGATCGAAAGCGACTGCAAAACCTCGTCAAAGCCTGAGATGAGCTTCCCCGTCTGCCGGTCGAGTGTCGCCATCACTACACCTCGGGAACGCTGCCGCCGTTTCCGACGGGATTGCCCAAGATCGGGCCGGTTGATTGGACTCCGTCGGTCGACCAAATCGTGCCTCGCACGCGCACGTCGCCGTCAATCGTAGCCGCGCGCGACGTGCCCGCCATGCTGAATCCCTTCCTGAAGATCACCGGCGCGTCGATCACGAGCGCTTCGCTCGTCAAAGTCATCTTCTGATCGCCCCGCTCAGTCACGATCCCGTCGGGCGTCATGACGAGCTTGCCATGCTCTTTCGAGTCGAGCGTCAGAATGCCGGTGTTGCGGTCATAGGAGACCTCGGCGCCATTGGCGAAGCGCTTTCGCCAAACGCCTGCCTTGTCGCCCGGCGCCGCCTCATCTTGGCCCTCGGTATAGGTTCCGGCAGGGATAACGGTCGCCGTCGAAAGCTCGCCCCCTTCGGCGAGCAGCACGACCTTTTCGCCGACTTCGAGCGGATGCCAATCGCGATCGCCCTTCGCCCGGCCGCCGTTCATCGGGAGCCAGTCCGTCAGGATGTAGTCGTCTTCATCGTCGGGGTTGCCGATCCCGACGCGAATCTTCGCCTTCGCATAGTCGACCTCGCGCACGACGCCGCGCTTCACGACGTCTTGCGCGCGCCGATCGAGATCGGTCGTCTCGGGATCGCCAACCCCGCCCGTGCGCGCACTATCACGAGCGAATTTCACACGCCGCCCCCATCGACAATCTGCTCGGGCTCATGACCGCTTAGGATCGCGTAGACGTCCGACGGCATTTCATCGCCGGGCGGTCTCGGGCGCCATTTTGCGCGATAGGTGACGCGCCATAGCAGGCCGATCGCGCCGATCGGAAAGCGGACATGCTCGGTCACGAGGTCAATGTCGGACTCGATCAGGCGCACGCGAGCACTCTCGAAGCCGGGAATCTGCCAGTCGTCGAGCGCCGCTTCCATCTGCTCGGCGAGATCGTCGAGGACGTCGTCGACCGTCTCCCCGCCGCGCACGATTCCTTCTGTCACGAGCTTCAATTCGCGCTCGGTATACGAATCTTCCCCGTCGACACCGAACCCCTTGTCGGGGTCGATCTTCTCGTCTCGGGAATAGATCAGGATCGCGGGAAGCTCGTCTTTGTCGTCGCCGATCGGAGCGATCCGCGAGTTATAGACGCGGCCGGCCGCGTCGGTCGCCGCCTCGATCAGCCGCGCCTTGAAGGCTTCGCGGATTTGGCGCCGAGGATGCGTCATTCGTCTTCCATGAGCACGAGCACAACCATGCCCGTGCCGTCGGGCCGTCGGTCATGGACACGATAGGTCGCGCCGCCAACGCTGAGCTTCGAACCCTTCTTGCCGCCATCGGGCAAGTCAACGGCGCGGCAGGTGAATTTCGGGCCTGTCGACGTGAACTTTGCCCCCATTTGCTGAGCGTACTCCGGCCCGCCCATGAAACGGTTGGGGTCAAAGGTCGCGTGTTCCTCGTCGAAAATGCCGGCGATGGGCTCCCCGGCGACGCCGGTCGACTTCGGCGTGTAAACGGCCTCGACCCCGAAAAGCTCGGGGTCGAGGAAAGCAAGCCGGTCCTCGTCGGACTCGACGGCCATTATTCACCCTCGCGAAGCGCGAGGGCGGCGTCGATTTCGACCTCGTCGGGCTTGAAGCCGAGCGCTGCCGAAAGCGCGTCGATCTTCGGCTTACCGGCGCGAGCGCCGGTCTTCACGAAGTCCTTCTCGGGATCAAGAAGGTCAATCGCGGCCTTGATGGCTTCGACGCGGCTCTCGCCGCCGCCGTCACCGCCGGAAGCGTCGCCGTCGCCTTCGCCGCCGGTCCCGTCGCCGGCTCCTGCCGTGCCAGACGACGTTTCGCCGCCGCCTGCGGCGAGGGCAGCAACCGAAGTCTCGGTCTCGCCGACGATCGCGACATAACCCTTAAGGCCCGCCGCGTCGGCATCGTCGACGTCAAGGATCGTGCCGGGCGGGTGATACTTCCCGCCCGACTTGATCGTCACCAGAGCGCGAACCGTCGCCATCAGAGCACCTTTGCGCCGAGGGTGCCGTCGGGCCGATACGGCACGAGCAACGGAGCCGACTGACCGAGTATGTAGCGCACGCTCGGGTCTTCCTCTTCCCACGACTTCACGAAGAACGGTCGCGGCTGAATGCCGGCCTTGAGGTCGCGAATGGCGCCGAAGAAACGCACGCCCTCGATGCCATCGGCGACCATGACGATTTCGCCGTCGGGAAGGGTCTTCTTCGTCGTGCCGTCTTCCGGGTCGACATAGGCGTCAGCGTGGACCCACAGACGATAGTCGCCGAAGACGGCAACGAGGCGCACGCCCGGAGAAAGCAGCATCGGGCTGAGGTTGGCTCGCGCCTGATTCAGCGTGGCGAGGGTCGTGTCGAGTTGATTGCGGAGCGCCTTCGCAACCGGATCAGTATCCGGCCCCGCCATCTTTGCCCGAATGACCTTCCACACGTCCGAGGCCATCACGACGTCACGGACGATCAGGCTCGAATTATCGAGGATCGTCTGACCCCACACTTCAATATCGTCGAGTGGGTTCACGCCAGCGGCCGACCATTTGTCGCCACCGGCGAGCACGATCGAATGCGCCGGGTTTCGGCCGAAGTCGACGACCTGAGTCGGATAGTTCTCGCCCGCGATGATCGCCTTGCCGGTGCGGACCACCTCGGCGGCCATCACTTCGAGACGACGCACCCACATTTCAAGCTGCTCGTTCAGCGAGAAGGCGATAGACGCCTGCAGTCGCTGCTCGGGGGTGAGCGAGCCGCCGATCTTTTCGCCAGCGCGCCGCTTGAACTGCTTGTTCGGGTCGAAAACTCGCTTGTCCTTCAGATAGGCAGGCCGGAAGGACTGCGTGATATAGCCGGCCTCGCGCACGACCTTGCCGCCGATCATCGGCGACACAAACGGCGTGATCAGGCGCCGGCCCTTCACGCGGTCGAACATGATCGTCTCGGCATCGGACGTCTCGACCGCCGTGAAATAGGCGTTCAGGAAGAAGGCGCCGTCGAGCGGCAATTCCTCCACAACCCTGTTTAGGGCCGTAGTAGAGAACAGGTCCATAAGAAATCGAGCCCCCGTTAGCCCTGCGTCTTCGAAAGGAAGACGTTGATTTCGCGAAGCCCGCGATCGACCGACGCGGGCGTATGGCCGGCGCCGAACGTTACGGCATCGACGTCGAACTCGCCTTCGATGAAAACGACCGCCTCGACGTCGGCCGCCGTCGCGTTAACGTCTTCCGCGAGGATCGCATCAGGAACCTCGGAGCCGTCGCCCGCCGCTGCGGCGCTCTTCACGTACTTGCCGCCGACAGCGATCTTGCCGAGCAGCGTTCCGCGAGAGAGAACCCCGGCGCCGGAAGCAATCACGACCTTACGACCGCGAGTGCGCCCGATGACGAGACGGTCGGGCGTGAACGTGCCCTCAGTCTGAAAGTTTGCCATCGTTTACCCCCTACTTCTCGCCGGTCGCGAGCTTGAACGACCCGAGAATTGCCTTCACGGCGGCGTCGTCACCCGTCGGCGCGTCCTTGCCGGTCGACGGCTTCACGGCGGCATTGGCGTCCGTATCTTCGTCGATGGCTTCGGCGCGCATCTTGGCGACGTCGCGTTTCGCGGCCTCGATAAGAGCCTTGAAGGATGCAACCGACGAGCCAGATTTGATCGCCTCGTCGCGCGCCGCCTCGTAGCCGGCCGGGGCGGCGGCGTAGATGCCCGACACTCGCTCCTGTTCGGCCCGCGCGGCGGCCTGCTCGCGTTCCTTGATCGCCTTCTCGCGCGCCTCTTCGGCCTCACGCTCGGCCTGTGCCTCCGCTTCAGCTTCAGCCGCTTCCCGTTCGGCCCTTTCCTTCGCTTCTGCCTCAGCGGCAGCGGCCTCCGCCGCAAGTTCTTCTTCGGTCTTCCTCGTCGCCATGGTGATTTACCTCGTGAGGTTGCCGCTCGACCGGAGCGGATCGGTTTCGCGAGCAAGGCTCGCCAGAACTGACTCGAAAGAGCCGATCGCGTCGGCCATTCCCGCCCTCACGGCCGCCTTGCCGATCAGGACGTCGCCGCCGCCGAAGTGCTTCAGGACATACGCGCGCGTCGCATCCCTATTTTCCGCGACTGCACCGACAAAGATTTCTGCAAGAGCGTCGACGCGAGCTTGAATGCGAGTGCGACCGTCCTCTTTGGCCGGGTCAGAGACCTTGTGCGGCGATACGGACGACACAAACTCGTGCGTTCGGACGCCCCGCGCTTCTTTGACAGCGCGAGCGTCCTCGATCGTAGCGATCACGCCGATCGAACCGACTGCCGCGCTCTCGCCGATCACGATCCGGTCGGCGGACGAAGCAAGCCAGTAGGCTGCCGATGCAGCGACGTCGCCCGCAAAGGCCCAAATCGGCTTGATGCCGCGCGCGGCGCGGATGGCGGCGGCAAGTTCCGCGACGCCCGCGACCTGCCCCCCCGGCGAGTCGACGTTCAAGAGGATCGCGCGAACGTTGCCGTCGTCGAGCGCGACCTGAAAATCACGGCGCAGACCCTGATAGGACGTCGCGCCGCAAAGCTCGGTCATCAGGTTCGCTTTCTTGAAAAGCGGACCTTCGACATTCAGGATCGCGACGCCATCGCGAATGGTCGCGCGCTCGGCCTTTTCGAGCGCCTTAGCCCGATAGGCTTCGAGCGCTTGCGGCGTGACCTCGTGTTCGCGGGCGGCAATCTTCAACATGACGTCGAGCGCCGACTCTTCGATCGCCCATTCGGCGGAAATCGCGGCGTCAAGAATCCGCATTGCCATTCCCCTTCTTGGAAGAGCGCCCGATTTCACGATCGCCGTTATCATCCGGGTCTTCGGCCGGCTCGGGCGCGCCGCCCGGCCCCGACAGAACCGGGGGCTCAAGCCCCACTGCGACGCGAGCCGCGTGCTCGCGCCCGCGTTGTTCGGTTGCCGTCTTCCAGTCACGCCCGGTCTTCTCAAGCGCAACGTCTTCGAGCGTCTTCGCCCCAAGGTTCACGGCCTCGGCCTCGGCCCGCCATTCCTTTAGAGGATCAATCACGACGCGCGTCGGCGGAATCCATTGAGCGCCGAGCCATGCGGCGCGCTTCACGGGGCTCTCGAAGAAGCCCGGCGCCTCGATCAGGCCCGCGTTGATCGCATCGATCAGGAACCACTCATAGACGGGTTGGCAAAACGTAGAGACGAGCCACGCGCGCCGTTCCTTGAAGAACTGCGCCGCCATCTCGAGTGCCGCACGGCTCGCCGAATAGCTTGCCGTGAAGTGCATGATCAAAAGCTCATACGGGATCGAAAGCGCGACCCCGATTTGGCGCACGACCGCCGAAAAGAAGGCGTCGAAGTTGCTATTCGCACGGCCGGGGTTGGCGATCTGAATGTCTTCGTCGGTATCGATGTTCACGACGGCACCGGCGCCCATCGTGATTTCGTCCTGCCCCATGCCGGGCAGGGGCGCCGTTGCCCCCGCAAGCCCATCGTCGCCCTTCGTCTTCAGGAAGACGGTGAAGAACGACGACACGACCGCCGCCATAAGCTCGGCTTCCGTGTAGCGGTCGAGTTGCTTCAGGATTTCGATGACCGGCGCAAGTTCGGGAATGCCGCGCGTCTGTCCCGGCCTACGGCGTCGGAAGACATGCAGCGCCATGCGTTCGCCCGACCGCTCGCCGAATGCCCGCACCTCTTTGAACGAGGTGATAGGGCTCACGATTATGTCGCCGGGGTGATCCTGAGCGACGAAATACGAGACGGGCGCGCCGTCTTCGTCGAGCCGCACGCCGTCGCGCACGTCAGGGTCATTCTGAATCTCGGTCGGAGTCGCGACCCGGTCGGCTTCGATCACGTTGAGCGCGAGCGGAACGATTCCGGGCCGCTTCGCACGACGCCTCAAAACAAGGGCATCTCCGCTCTCGAAGGTCGTTTCGAAGACGAGTCCCTGAAGCTCATAGAAGCTTTGCGTGAGAGTGATATCAGCCGACGGCGACGAGGCCCAAATGTCGAAAAGCTCTTCGGCCTTGCGCTCCCAAGCCTCGGCCTGCTCGACGGTCAAACCGAGAATTTCGCGATAGACTTCAGCGCGCAGACGAAGGCCGGTGCCAATGACGTTGCTCTTCGACGTGGCGAGCGACCCGGTTGCGATCGGGGTGTTGCGCACAAGGTCGCGGGAGCGCGAGCGCAGCGTTGGAAGATCGCCGAGCGAATCGGAGTCAGCCGATCCAGCCCTCGGGTTGAAGGTCTTCAGTGCGGCGCGGTTTGAGCGCGCGCCGGCATATTGTCCGGCGACGTGAAACGCGAGCTTGGCGCTATACCGCCGAGCGGCGTAGCTCGGCGCGACCCCCGCGAGCAAACGATCGAAGAGGGAGGGGGCAAGCGCCTTCATAGCGGAATGATCCGCTGAACACGAATGCCGCCCCGCTTGGAGCGGGCAAGCTCGCGCTTCAGGCTCTCGCGGCGCGCTTCGAGGTGCTTGAGGTCGGCGCGCCAAAGCTCACGATCCTTGATCGTGAATCGCTGACCGCGCGACTCAACCGCCGCAATTGCGGCCTCGGTCTCTTCAAGCTGCTCTTCGACGCTCTTTGCCATGGCCCGACGCTAGTCGAGGCCGGGCGATCCAACGGGGCCGATCCGGTCGCCTAAGAACGGGCGCTGAGACAACCGCACTAGACATTGCAGTGTGCATTACAATCAAATCACGCGCTGGCCTTCGCGGGCCGCCGCCGCTTTGGCGTCGGGGGAGGGCCGCCCGAGGCGAATGCTCCGGTTTCCGGGTCGATCCGCCGCCGTCCTCGCGCCTTGAAGATTTCGAGGTCGTCAGGTGGAACGGCGCCCTTCAGATAGAGTCCGATCAGAAGCGCGATCGGTCCCGAAACCTTCGACTTCCCGCGCTCCATATTGAGCACATGATCGTTGCCGTTCGTCGGTGACAGGCCGAGTGCGCGGGCAAGCTCGATAGGCGTCAGCGCGCGACCGACGCCCCAAAGCTCTCCCAATCGCTCGCGCGCGGCGCGAACCTCTTCGCCGGTCATCATGGCGACTCTCCCCAATCCAGTGGCGGGCATGGTGCCCGAGCGCCCATCAATGTCAACAACATATCCGATTTAATCGGCGCTATCGTTCAACCCCCCGCGACCGCATGCGACGCCTTCCGGCCATTGTCGGCACGGCCGTTTCGCGGGGCTCTACTCCTACGGCGGCCGGTGGTTGGGCGGGCTTCGGCACGCCCTTTCGGTTGGCCTCGGCAACCTGACGCAAGGCGTAGAGGCGCCGCGCCATGTCGATGCCAAGCGAGAGGCGCGCCGCGATGTTGTAGACCCGCACGTCGAGCGGTTCGTTGCGAACGTGAACCTTCACCCATTCCTTGGTGACGAAGCCGAGCCGGTTCGTCTTGAGCACGGCCTTCTCGGCAGTCAGGCCGTCGAAGTGCGCGCGGTCGTAAACATGCTCAAGCCGCTCGGCTGATCGCCTCGGGAAGTGGCAATAACCAGGCCCCGGCTCCTTGATCGCTAGTCGCTTGTAATGCAGGTCTTTGCCCTGATCGACGCCGAGAATGGCGACGTCGATCTTCTTCGCCGCATTCTTCGTGAGCTTCGGCGGCCATATGGGCTTGTTCGCGCCCGAGCGCCCGAGGATGGCATAGACGTTGCGCCGCTTCCTCGGGCGACAGAAATCATAGACTTGTTGCGTGAAGTGACCGCCCGCGTCGATGCATGCAGCCTCGACCCGAAGATCGATCCCGCTCGGGTGCTTGAAGACCCGTGAGAGCGCGTGCTCGACAGCCTCCCAAAAAGCGGGCGTCGACGGGTCGCCGTAGCGCCGGGCGTAGTCGAGCGACCAAGACTCGTCGTCGGCGCCCCAACCGAGCCACTCGATTTCAAAGCGATCGTCCTGAATATCGACTGCAGCGGTCACGGCGCCGACGCCGAACGGGACGGGCTCGATCCCGTAGGGCTCAACACGATCCACGAGCGAAGCCGCGTCGGCACGCTCGCCGCGCTCTTCCCACGTTTCCGCAAGCCGAGTGTTGACCCACGTCTTCAGCCGCTCGGGATGCTTCCGCGCCAGCTCGAAATCGCGGGCCATCTCGCCAAGGGGGCGCCACGGCGAGGCGATCCGGTTCAGGTGGAACCCGGCGTGCCCCTTGACCTCGGGACGGGTCGCGATCCAACGCCCGCGAGAAATCGCCTCAAGCCGTTCGGCCTCGCTCCACCGATGGCCGCACAACTCGCCGGTCTCGGCGTCGACATGCTCACATTCATACTGAGCTTCGAGCGGCTTCCCTTCCGGCCATTTGACCTGTTTCCATTGAAGGTGCTGCTCGTGCCCGCATTTGGGGCAGGGCACGAAATAGCGCCGCTGATCCGACTCCTCGTAACTCGCCTCGATCCGGCTGACGCCCTTAATCGTTGGCGTCGAAAAGAGCGCGATCTTCCGGTTCCAAAAGGTCGTTGTACGCTCGATCGCGAGCGAGACCGGATCGCCTTCCTTGCCGGCGCTCGCCTCGTAACGATCAACCTCGTCGCACAAGAGGACGCGGATCGGGCGCGACGCGAGCGAGGCCGGTGAATTGGCGCCGGCAAGCGTGATGTGCCCGCCCGCATACTTTTTGTGCAGGATCGTGTCTTCGGAGTCGCGAGCGTGATTGCCGATCTTCGCCCCGACGGCGGGAGTATCGCGCGCCATCGGCGCGAGGCGATCCTTCGAGAACGCCTCGGCCATCTGCAACGTTGGTTGCAAGATGAGCATCGGGCACGGATCGAGGTCGACGTGATATCCGGCGATGTTGAGCAGCGCTTCGGACTTGAACGTCTGCGCCGCGACCATGCACGAAATCATTTCGATTTCGGGGTCGCTGAAGGCGTCCATGACGCCGCGTGCCGGCTCGACGCGGCTCGTATTCCATTTGCCGGGCTCGCTCGACGCTTCGGACGAGAGCACGCGCCGATCGTCGGCCCATTCAGAGACCGTGAGCTTCGGCGGCGGCGAGAACGACTGCGCGATGACCTCGCTCACCTGAGCGCGAAGCCGCGCCTCGTGCTCTTGGTCGAAGAGATCGAGCACGCCAAGCTTGATCGGGTCGACGTGCAGGGTCATGCGAGGATCAGCGCAACGAACAGGAACCATCCCCAGCCGCTACGCCCGTCCATGGCGCAGACGACCGCGAGGAAGCCAAAAAACACCGCGAGCGCGTGTCTCTCGGTCATTCGTCGCCCCCAAAGCTCTTGATTTCGGTCAGCGCCTCGCGAACGAGGTCCTCGACTTTTGAGACAAGCCGCTTTGCCTTGTCGGCGCTCGCCGCACACATCTGCGCTTCAGGCCGGAACTTCGTCGGGATCGCGAGCAAGCGAGCGCGAGCGTTCGCAATTTCGTCGCTGACGACCTTTGCAATCATGGTGATCGGGGCGACCTGTTCCTTCGCCGTTGCGAAGGCAAGCTCGGCCTTGAGGGCGTCGGCTACGGCCTTTCTCCGATCAGCCTCTTCGCGCGTAATCCGCACTTCGCCGGTGTCGGGATCGGGCTCGGCCTCGCGCGGGCGCTCAGGCTTTCGGCCGGGGCGCTTCTCGCGCGTGAGAAGCCAGCGGTGCACCTCTTCGGAATCGAACGTGTACGCCTTGCCCTTGCCGCCCGCTGCCTTTACCGGGCAACCTTCCTCGATCCACGAGCGCACGGTCGGCAGCGAATAGCCGAAGAAAGCCGCGACCTCGGACTGAGACAGCGGGCGGCCCATCAGACGGCCACTCGTCTGGCGGCGAACACGGATTCCGCCCGAGCGGTGGCGTCGACCTGAGCAAAAAGCTCTTCAAGGGTGCCGTCATTGAAGATCGTGAAGTCAGCCGGGGCTTGAAGCTGCTCGGATTCGTGGTCGAGCGAGGTTAAGCCGGGGCGTTCGACGCGCCAGAAGCTTCCGCCAAGGCGCCGAATTGCGGTAAGCTCGTTCGGAAAGCGCACGTCGTCGAAAAGAATGCGGCCGTTCGTGCGCCGCGAGCCGTGCCAGCCCGCCGAAATGTGCTCGACTTCGGTATCGACCCATAAATCAGGGTGAATCTGCTCACGCCCCCACTCGGTTCCGAGCGTGATCATCGCATGGCGAGGGCTCCTACCGTTGAGGAACGGCGTCGGAAGCTCTTTGAGGTCGCCTTCGATATAGCGCTCGACCTCGTTCTCGGACACGCCGCGATAGACGAGCAGCGTCCGAAGCATGAGTTTGAGGCCGGTCGCGAATTTGGCGCGCTCGAAACCATGACATGCGATCAGCCGCTTCGCGACTTCGCTCTTCCCTGAGCCAATGAGGCCGGAAATCCCGATGATCAGCACGAAACGCCCCTTTCGGTAGGTTGCGGGGCGAGTGTTGACCTATCCGATAAAATCGGCGGGGCTGTTTTGGTCGCCTAGACAGAGGAATTTTTCAGTTTGCGCGCATGCAAGAACATTGGCCGATATTGCCGATTTAGTCGGACCATTAAACAGGAATTTTGCAAAATTGCATTGCATCTAGCCAAAGTCGGCGGTCGCGCGTTACCCGCCACCGTGGGGGCCTTGGAAGGACCCGTTTCAAAACGAGACAGTGTTGCGAATGTGCAACACTCGCCGGCTTCGGCTTCCTCGAATAGGAACGTCGCCGATATCGCTGCGCCGTTGACCATGCGTTGGATGAGGTCAGGGCGCACGCGCGCCTCGCTAACTTTCGTCGCGCAATCGATTAGCTATCAGCAAATTCCGATTGCGATTGAGTTTGCTTTCAGCTAAGAATAACTCATGAAGAAGATCGCTTACAGCAAGGCCGCCCTCAAGACGCTTCGCCGCATTCCGGCGAACACGTCGGCCAAGATCAGGTCTAAGATCGAGCAGTACGCGGCCGATCCGGCATCGCAGGCCGCGAACGTGAAGCGGCTTCAAGGATCAGAATTTTTTAGGCTTCGGGTAGGCGACTGGCGCGTGATCTTCGACGAAGACGGCAACGTGATCGCCGTTCTGGAAATCGGCCCGCGCGGCGGCATATATGACTGAGGGATGAGCATGAACAAGCCGAGCATCATCACGACCCCGAGCGGGGATCGCATGGCGATCATTCCGCTTGCTGATTACGAGCGCCTTGTCGAGGCGGCAGAGGACGCCGCCGAAATCCGGGCCGCGACCGAGACCCGCCGCAAGCTCGCCAGCGGAGAGGAAGAGCTTATCCCGGCCGAGTTTGCCAACCGTATTCTCGACGGGGAAAACCCCGTGCGGGTGTGGCGCGAGTATCGCGGCATGAGCGCCAAGGAACTTGCCGAGAAGGCCGGCGTGAGCGCGCCCTATCTCAGTCAGATTGAGGCGAGCGCGCGTGAGGGCAGTCTAGGGACCATGAAGCGGATCGCTGAAGCGCTCAACGTGGCGCTCGACGACCTCGTGTAGGGCACCCCCCGACCTGCACTTTTGCTCAAAAACCCCGCTCGCTCGGAACAAGAAACATTATTCGGCCCGGCCATGCGCCGGGCCTTTTTGTCCGTCGAATCCGTTGCAATCCGTTGACACGTCCGATTAAATCGGACTATATAAGTGTATCAACGGAGTCGCAGACATGACACGCGAACAGCAACTCAACACCATCTGGCGCACCACGCACCGGGACTTCAAAGGAACGTTCAATGGTGAGCGCACGATCATGGTCTATCGCAACAGCTCTTGCCTCGTTCGCCTCGAAGACCTCACCGAGCGGGAAATCGCCGACCGTCTTCCGAAGCGCAAAGAAGGGGAGCGCTGAGATGACCACGCGCGAATACCGCCGCTTCACAAACATCAATTGGGGTCCGCTCTACAACCCCGACACGGGCGCGCATCACTGCTTCGCGACGGATACGACGCATGCATGTGAATTGCTGCCGCCGACACAACACGGCTTGGCGAGCACGCAGGTTCGCGTCGGTGATCGCTGGCAGTGGGTGACGGAAACGCCGCCGTATCATGGTGGCATTTGCCGCGCCGCCCGCGAGAAGGAGGGCCGGTCGTGACCGCCCCGACGCAGCGCCAGACCGAGAGCGCTGCCCCGACTGAGCCCCGCCTAGCGGGGCTTTCTCATGCCGAGAAAACCGCCTCGCCCTTCGACGTGACGTAGGGCAGGCCGACCGCCGCCGAAAAATAGCGCGTGCCCGGCCGCCCGGTTGATCCGATCCGCATCTCTCCCGAGACGATCATGCCAGCCGCCTCAAGCTGACCGACGACGGCCTCTAACGTGCTTGCGTCGATCACGGGCCGAATGCCGTTGAGCAAGCCGCTCCGATTGATGCCGCGAACGCCCGCCTTCTCGATCAGCGCGGCGACCTTCTCTTCGAGCCCAAGGCCACGCGCTATCCGACCGGGGCGGCTCTCGATCGGCTCAATCCTCTCGACCGCGCTCGACCGCTGAAGGGCCGGCGCTTCGAAGGCGACGGCCTTCATAACCGCTTCAGGAAACGTCAGCCACAACGCCGCGCGCACGGCTCCAAGGCCGGCGCTGCGCCCGTGCTTCAGTGCAATGCGGGCAATCCTGCCCGCCGCGACTCGAGCCCGCTCACGAGCCTCCGCAATGCCTTCCGCTCGTGCCTCAATGGCGAAAGCGGCGTCATAGGCATGCGGGGCGATTGCACTGAGCATCGCGGCGAGCGGGCTTCGCTCCTCCCGCTCGCGCCGCTCCGGTCGCTCGCCATAGACATGCACAGCGCCCCGATTGCGTGACACCCAAATGATTTTGCGACGATGCAGGAGCGTCAGCACCTCGTCGACGTCGCGCGGGTCCACATCGAACAGAACATCACGAGCAAAGGCCGCGCCAGATAGCCCCGTCGGACCGATCCGACTCGCATAGGACTGCGAGCGGGAAACGACAACGGACCAATGAGCGCGCATCCGTCGTACAGCCGTCGAAATTGGCATTCTGAGCCCCCAAGCGGTTTTTCCCGCGTCCTATACACATATAGGGGGTGAAGTGAGCATTTCATAATGAATATATCAAGTCACAACTAACTCGCTTCATATATACAGAAACAACCATTTTTGCCCGTAAACCGTTAGGTTCTTTCGGTTTTTTCGGGGTTTTTATGGCACCGAAAGAACCCTGCAAAAACACGTAAGAACCCCGCGGTCGGCGCACCGGCCGGGCGCTGAAAAATCGCGTAACGGTTTAGAAAGCCCTCTTGACGCGACGGATGGACTCGCCGTATCAACGGACATGCGGCGGATAAATCCGGCGCAACAGAAGCCCCGACGCCGACGAGGCAACCCCCATGTCAGCGCCTTATCAATCCGCATATGCACGGGGCAAGCCCCTGCCGCGTGAGCCCTTCTTCGTCAACGTCTATAAGTGCCGCGACGGATCGCAGCGTATCGACCTGATACGCTCGCCGGATCGCACAAAGGCCAACACGTTGATGATTGTGGTGTGTTCCCAATCGTCGCTTGAGCCCGCCTTTCGCGTCCGCGTCACTCCTAAGCACCCGACGGTCGGCAAATACGAAGGGCAGGGGGCTCGCCATGCCTGACGTGATCATGACCGTTGGCGCTCCCGGCAGCGGCAAGACGACCTTCGCGCGCTCGCTCGATCCGCTGTCTTGGTTGACGCTCAGCCTCGACGATTTCCGCGCCGGGCTTTGGGGCTCGAAGAAGCTCTATCATGAGATCGTCAACACGGACGCCGATCCGACGAGCCCGCATCCGATGCGCAAGGCCCTTCATAGGGTCTATCGCAGCGCCGTCTACGGCGCGCTCAGCGAAGGCCTGAACGTCTGTCTCGCGAACACGCACATTTATCCGACGTCGTTCGAAGACGAGATGATCCTTCTCGAAGTACTCGGCGTGACGCCGCGCCTGCGCGTGTTCCTGACGCCGCTCGACGAGCTTCTTCGCAGGAACGAGACGCGGCCCCCCGAAGACAAATGCGATCCGGCCTATGTCGCCCGGTGCTTCGCTGACCTGCATTCGCCCGGCGCGTGGTGGCGCCAATGGCGCGGGCCGATCGATTTCGTCGACGGCAACCCCGAGGACTTCAGCCATGCCGCATGAACTGAATGAGGCCGAAGCCGAAATGCTGCGCTATGGGCTCGGCCTCGATCGCAGCAAGAGCCCCAAGCGCAACTTCATCCTTGCGAATGATCGAGGCAGGCGCCGGCCCGTTCTACTCGGCCTCGCTGCTCGTGGCCTCGTCGTCGAGGGTGAGCGGATCGGGCAGGCGAGCCGCGCCTTCCGCGTCACGGTCGAGGGCGCCAAAGCCATCGGCCTGAAGCGCCTCAAGCCCGAGTTTCGCGTCGAGGCGCCCGAAGCGCCCCGCATCGCGGCATAGGTGGCGCTCATGCCGGTCTTCGCCCTCATGGCCGCGTGGTCGCATTTCACGGCGACCTACTGGCTTGAAGCGACGCGGGCGCCAATGAAAGCCGCCTGCTTCACCCTCGCGCTCTTTCCCCTCACGGCTTGCGGCCTGAACGGCGGGGCGCTGATCAGCAACAAGCAAGCCGGTGGCGGCGTGATCGTCGTCCACGAGAACGGCGAGACGACCTCGATCGTCGTCGATCGCTGAACCCCAAAGAAACCGACCGCTTCAGCAAACCCGCCGCGCGCGGGAACGGGAGAGTATTGCCATGCTCACCTATCCGAATGTGCCCGGATACAAGGAACGCGAGACGTCCAAGGAAGCGGCCGAGAGGGTCGCAGGCCGGGCCGCTGCCTTGCGCCGGATCGTGTTGACCACTCTTCGCGATTGGGGCGGCGGGCTCACCGCCGACGAGATCGCCGCGCTTCTCGACGAGTCCGTTCTCAGCATCCGGCCGCGCGTGTCGGAACTCGCCCGCGATGGCCTGATCAGGAAGACCGGCGAGCGCCGCAGGAACCAAAGCGGCATGCAGGCGCACGTCTGGATCGCCAGCACGAGGGCCGCCGCATGATCTTCAACGCATTTGTTGCCGGCATGCTGGCGGCCGACGCCGCGCGGGCCATTTTCAACGGCGAACCGTATTGGGCCGCCGCCTTCGCAACCCTCTCAGTCCTGAATCTGCACTTCGCGCTTCGTCAGCGCCGAAAGCTCAATGGGGCGGACCATGCAGTTTGATCCGATGAAGGCGCTCATGCGCTTCCTCAACTCCCGGCCCGAGCGTGAGGCCGAGCTTATGGAAGCGTGCAGCCGCTATCTTGAGCGTGCCCGCATCGCCGATCGCCGGCTCGTTTGCGCCTATGACGCGCTTGAGCGGATCGCCGCCGCGACGGCGAATGATGGCGGCGCTCCGCAACTGACGGCGATCTTCGAGATCGCTCAGGACGCGCTTGCCGACAGGACGCAAGCCATTTCGGCCGTCGAGATGGGCGCCGAATTTCTCGTGAACGCCTGCCATGGCGCGGCCCTTCGGGCGGGTTGGTGGACCGACCTTCACACGGGCGAGTCGCTGATCGGCAAGCGCAATGTCGGCGAAATGCTCATGCTCGCCGTGAGCGAGATCGCCGAGGCGATGGAAGGCCACCGGAAGAACTTGCCCGACGACAAGCTTCCGCACCGGCCCATGATCGAGGTCGAGATCGCCGACTGCCTCATTCGCCTTTGCGATACGGCCGGGGCGCTCGGGCTCGACCTCGGCGGCGCCATGGCCGAGAAAATGGCGTTCAACGCAACGCGCCCCGACCACAAGCCGGAAGCCCGCCGCGCCTTTGGCGGCAAGGCATACTGAGGGGGCGGCGATGCGCATGACTGACCAGATTGCCGAAGCCGCCCGTTTCCTGCTGGATCGGCTCGACGAGTTTAGCGGCGATCAAACAGACGACGAAGCGTTTGTACGTTGGCACGGGCACGTAGAGCCGGCGATGGCTCGCCTCAAGGCCGTCCTTAGCCCCGCCACGCGAGACGAATATGATTTCGGATTGGACGCCGCCGAAACGGCTGCTGGCATCCTGCACTACCTCGGCCGGGGCACCTCGCCGTCATACGAGCCGGGATCAGACCCGCGTCGCGACCGCATAGCGAGGCTGATCGAGGCGTGCGCGTCCCGCCGTCTGGCCCAGCCGGCCGACCGGGTTACGGCCCGCTATACAAACTGGCGTGGCGAGGCACGGGAGCGGACTTTCATACCGCAGCGGGTCTACTTCGGATCGAACGAGTGGCATCCCGAACCGCAGGTCTTGATCGACGCGACCGACTGCGAGACGGGCAATGCTCGCACTTTCGCTGCCGCCGGGTTCGCCGCGCCGGGCGCTGCGCACATGACGGATAGCGACATTCGCGAGGAAGCCGCTGAGACCGTCAAAGACTTGCGTCATTGGGCGGACGACGCGGATTTGCCGGCATGCGAGCGCGCGCTCAGGAATGCCGCGCGGCTCATCGAGGCTGTTGTGTCTAATTATGTGCCGGCCGCTGAGCCGGTGGCGTGGGCCGTCATGCACGAAGGTGCCCCATTCGTCATGATCCCGCACAGCGACGACGCTATGCCCCATGTCCGGTGGTGGAGAGAAGAAAAGAAGCGCGAGGTCACACCCCTTTACGCCGCGCCGGATGGGTGGAGGCCCGATGCCGAGAAGATGCGGGAAGCCTGCGCTCGGTGGTGCGAGGCGAACGGCTTTGCGGACGCCGCACCGATGCTCCGCAAGCTGCCAATCTCTCGGTCGCGCGCCGCCCTGAAGGAGGCCTGCAATGCCGTGGAATAGCAGCGTGCTTCAGCGCAGCGTGACGGCCGCGCTCCGGTCTCTCCTCGACAATCGGACATGGCGTCGGCATCCGGCGCCGTTCGCCAAGACCGAGCGAGGCCGGCTTCGCCGCGAAGTCCGACGCTTTGTCCGAAGCTTCGACACGGCACGGCTTGCGCAATGACCCGCCGCGATCGCATCCGCGCAAAGATTGACGCGCGCACGATCGAGGTTCCGGCGCCGCCCGGTCTCGGGCTGCATAAGCCGTGCCGCATTTGGACCGGGCCGACCTCGGGCGAGGCGGGCAGGGGAGCCGGCTACGGCCGGATGTGCCTCGACGGTGCGACGGTAGCCGTCCACATCGCATCGTGGACCAACGAACACGGGCTTATCCCGCCCCGCAAGCAACTCGATCACATCTGCCGTCGACGTCTTTGCGCCGAGGAGTCTCACCTCGAATTGGTCACGCACAAGCAAAATCAGAAGCGTCGCAACGCCGCGCGACGGTTCATTTGCGAAGGCGCTGAAAAAAATTGCGGAGTAGCAGCATCATGAAACGGTTTTTCTGGCGCCTGCGGGCAACGCTTATTTTGCGCAACGAGTACGATTGGCCGTTGCGCGCGTCGTGGAGGTATTCCGAGGCTCTTCACGTATACACGACCGAGATTGGCGGCGAAGACTTCTCGCCTCGCGCGGCGATCGAGGAAGATCGCCAATATTGGGAGTAGCAGCGATGAGCGCCATTCCAACTGGCCGATTTGCTGTCGGCGAGATCGTCGAGCTCAAGTCGGGCTCGCCCGATATCCCGTTCTGACCATGAAGCCGTTTCCGCGCTATCGCGTCATTCACAAGCGCACGGTTCCGATTTCTCGCGCCGCGCCCATGCACAAGGCCGGCACCGTCATTGCCGGTTTGGGCGTGCTCTACGACTTCGTTTTCGTGCCCGTGATCACTCGCGTCGACGTTACGCCCGTCGGGAGCGCCAATAGGAGCCCTGACGCCATAGCAGGCGTCGCCGCTGCAGTCCGTCGCTACTACGCGCCACCGGCCGCCGGGGCGCGCAAGGGGAGAAAGAGGCAATGTCGGAAGTGAAGAAGCATGGCGGCATCAAAGACGTCGCTCAGGGGCGATCGGACATTTTTCGGATCGACCCGCGCGAGTTGAAGGTCAGGCCGGGCTGGAACGCGCGCGAAGTCGACTTCAACCCGAATGACGAAGAAGACCTCGCCCTTGCTCGCTCGATCGCCGAGAACGGCGTGCGCGAGGCGCTGACGGCCATTTGGGAAGATGGAGCGATCTACGTCACGAACGGCCATCGCCGCCGTGCGGCGACCCTCTACGCCCTCGACGCGCTAGGCGCCGAGATCAAGACGGTTCCGGTGCAGACCGAGCCCCGCTATTCGTCCGAAGCCGATCACGTCCTTTCGCAAATCGTCCGCAACTCGGGCAAGCCGTTGAGCCCTTTCGAGAAGGGCAAGGTCTTCAAGCGCCTTCTCGACCTTGGTTGGGGCGAGGGCGAGATCGCGGCCAAGGCCGGCTTGAGCGAGGCCCGCATTCGGCAATTGCTTGAGCTTCACGCCGCCCCTGAGGCCGTGAAGGCGTTCGTCCGGTCGGGCGAGGTCTCGGCGTCGCTCGCAATGGATCGCCTGAAGGTGAACGAAGGCGACGGCGAGAAGGCCGCCGCTGAGCTTCAGGGCGCCGTTGCGGCGGCTCGCGCCGAGGGCAAGGCGCGTGCCATGCCGAAGCACGTCGAGGGCACCCCTCGCGCCAACCTGAAGGCAGCGCTCAAAGACGCCTTCGACGCGGCTGACATTGACGACAGCGATGGTGCTCGGATTCATATTTCGATGCCTGCCGATCACTTCGACCGCGTGCGCGAGCTTTTGAGGCTGTAATGGGAACCGACATTCACATTGTCGCGCAGAAGCGCGAAGGCGGCGCGTGGGTCGACGTCGAGGGGGCTTTCTCGGAAGGCCCCGCCCCATTCAGCTGGCGCAGCTATGGCATGTTCGCCTTCCTTGCCGGCGTCAGGAATTACTCGGCAATCACTCCCATTGCAGAGCCGCGCGGCTTTCCGCCGGGCGTCAATGACGGGAGCGAGCCGTGGTGTGACCTGTACGACCTCTCATGGCTGTCCGTCGAGGAACTGTCGGCATTCGATTATGACCAGCCGATGGAAGACCGGCGCGTGGCGCGCGAGATTTCGCCCCGGCTCATATCCGGCGCGGAAACGGCGCCGCCCGGCGGGGGTAAGATGACGACCTATCGGGATTTCCTAGGCGAGGCGTTTTTCGACGACCTAGCCGAGTTGCGGCGCATCGCAGCGGAGCGCGTCGTTTTCGGCTTCGACTGACGGGCGCCAGACTCCGGTGGAGTCCCTCTCTCGGCGCCGTCAATGGGATTAACAGTTTATTAACAGGATGAAATTCTTATCAATCGTTCTTGTTTCGTTCCCATTGCCGAGTCATATTGCCCCTACTGGTAACAAGGGGCGTGACATGGAAAAGCGTTCTCAAGTGCTTGATTTGGCGGACCATTTGGAGCGGTCGCTTCATTTTGGCGGATCGATGAGCCCGGCCGAGGTTCAGCTATGCGTCGAGTCCCTTCGAGCCTATGCCGACAACGAATTGCGCTTTGAGATCGCGAGCCTGATCGAGCAGGCGACCGGGCGGCCGTGGCACGATTCGAGGGTGCTTCGTGCGGCGAACGCGATCACCCGGCTCTATGAGGACCGAATGAGCGCCTGATTAGCGCGGCGGATGGTAACGGAAATCCGTCGTTGTGTGTTTACATATCCGATTTAATCGGATATGTAGTGTGCACCACAACGACGGGGCCAGCGATGAACGTTCCGACCTCTCAGACCTACGGCGAGTTTCAGGAAGCCTATGACTTCTTCAATCGCGCGCTGTTCAACGGAGCCTTGCCGGCCTGCCTCATCACCCTTCAGCGCAAGGCGCGGGCTTATGGCTACTTCTCCCCCCAGCGCTTCGGCGCAAAGGACGGGGGAACGACGGATGAGATCGCCATGAATCCGTCGACGTTTGCGCTCCGCAGCGATCGCGAGACCCTGTCGACGCTCGTCCACGAGATGGTGCACCTTTGGCAAGAGCACTTCGGGGAGCCGCCGCGTCGCTGTTATCATGACCGGCAATGGGCGGCGAAAATGAAAGAGGTCGGCTTGATCCCGAGCGACACGGGCGAGCCGGGCGGCAAAGAGACCGGGCAAAGCATGACCCACTATATCGAGGAGGGCGGCGCGTTCGATCGCGCTTGCGTCGACCTGCTCGGCGCCGGGTTTCGCCTCACTTGGGCCGATCGCGCGCTCGATGCCGGCGACAGCGAGAAGAAATCGAAGGCCGGAAAGCGGGCAAAATACACCTGCCCGGCGTGCTCGTTCAACGCATGGGCCAAGCCGGAAGCGAAGCTCATTTGTGGCGAGTGCGAGGAAACGATGTTGGCCGAGGAGGCGTGAGATGACCGAGCGCAAGATCTACGCCTCGCGCTATGGCGCGGTGAGAGCCGCACGGAACGCCTGCCGCAAGGCTCTCAACTCGCCTATCTATCAGGCGAAGGAAGGGCCGGATTACGAAATTCATCCCGCGACCGATGATCGGATTTCCTATCTCTCGGAATATGCGGGGCCGAGCTTTTACCTTCTGCGCGGGCCAGCCAAGGACGCCCTCGCCAATCGCAACAGAGGGCGGTGAGATGCCCGACATACCATGACGGCACGCCGGTTGTGGGAAGAACTCGGCGATGTAGAAAGATGGACGTGGGAGCGGAACCCGTCGCCGCGAGTCTATCGCCCCCGCCAGCCGAAAGGAACGTGTTGAGATGAATAAGCGCACGCGACAAGAGATGCCAATTTGTATGCGTCTCCGCAGCCTGTCTAACGAAGTTGCGCATAGCCAAATTGCCGATCAAATTGTTGACGATGTGGCGCCGATGGCCGCCGACATGATCGAAGAACTGACCAATGCGCTAGAATGGGCGCTCGGGCAATTGCCGCCGCCTCGCCTCGTTCGGGGAACGAATGATGCATATTATGCGGCGTACCAAAACGCCCGAGCTATCCTTTCGAAGGCGGCGGAACCCGTCTCATGACGTCCCGCTATCCCGCAGGGTCGATCGGTTCTCACCTCGAAGACGGGAGCGAGATCACGGCTTATTGCTATAATCAGGCGTGCGGGCACCATAGCGAGTTGGACCTTGAAGCCCTCGCACGTCGGTTCGGCCCCGAGCACAGCGCCCTTCACAGAGACCTAGTGCCGCACCTCGTCTGCTCGAAGTGCGGCGGCAAGAACATCGGGCTTCGGCTCAGCGTGTGGGTTCCCGGCCAAATGGGGATTTCTCGCCGCAGGAGTCGAAATGGGGCGGGGCCGAACTAGCTCGCCTCGTCGTCACCGCGCCCGGCGATCGTGATCCCGGCTTGGCCGAGCGCCATTTCAGCAAGTTGCCTGAGCGCTTCAGGGCGGGAGGGGATCGGCCGTTGCTTAGAGCGCCAATCGTCGATCGCATCCAGAAATTCAGGTTTGCAGCGCACGACAACCGGAGAGCCGACGCCCGTCGGTTGAGGGCCGCGCTTCTTTCCTGATTTCATGGTTGCTTGCATTACACTCGTAACTCTGATATCACGAAAACATTCAACTCGTCGGCGCTTGCTGACGTGATGAATCATCATGCGCTTTTACCATAGTCGCACGGTGGCGTTAGCAACACCTTGCTATGGGTGTCGTGTGTCCGCGTTCCTACAGCGCCGCGATGGCGGCCTCGAAGTGAACCCCAAACCGAGCGCCGACGACCGCGCTAACGGTTCGGTCGATCCGCCAAATCGGTTTGTCGTCCGCCCGGTTGTAGAGGCCCGCCAGAACTTCGAGGGGCGCCCGCTTCTTGCCCGTGCGGCGCACGATCATGACGTTTCCGCCTTTCGTCGAAATCTGAAACGTCTTTCGCTTCTGTTTGTCGATCCGCGCCAGCCGGCGCCGGGAAGCCGTGTGCGTTGGCGCGTCACCGATCGACCCATAGCCGGGAATAAGCAGGCCGCCGGACGCGAGCCGCCCGCGCGAGTCGCGGCTACGCCGGATGCTCAAAGCCTGCTCGGGCGCCTTATCATCGCCGAAGACGTGACGGCCCATGTATTTGTCGATCGAGCCGACGGCGGCCGTCATTGTGCCGGGCGTCGCGGCCCGAATGCGGATGCCCTTCGGAACCCAATTATTGCGAAGGTGGAAGACGCCGCGCACTTCGGCTTGCAGTCGAGCCTGCGCATCCTTCGCCGTCAGCGTGAGCGCCTTTGCCCCGGCGAACTTCGCCCGGCCCGTCAACGCCGATAGGCGCCGAAGGTCTTTGGTGTCGAGCGTGACAGATAGCTTAACGGCCATTGAGGCGCGCCCTCACGTCCGCCTCGATGGCGTCCGCCATAGCCTCGGGCGTCGGCGCCGCGATCGTCACGACCTCGAAGCCGAGGGACTGCAGTCGTTCGTGCCGCGCCTTCTGATCCTTCGAGCGCTTGCCGCGCGGCGTTTTCAGCTCATACGAGAGCAGCGTCGCCCCGGTCATGTAGACGCGAACATCGGGCTCGCCCGCCGTGAGCCCGGTCACCTTCGCTTGAGCCTGTTCGGCCCGAGACCGTCGCCCGGCCGCCATGTCGCCGGCACACGTCAGCGGCAAGCCCTCGTCTTCGAGCTTGTGCAGCCTGGCGACAACCTCGGCTTGAAAGCGCCATTCGGGGATGCGGTCGACAACGCGGGTCTTCATGCCGGCACTGTAGCCGGATCGATACAGTCCATCGGATAGTTTGGATATCTCCATTAAATCCGTCGCAAATCCGTTGACGGGACTGTACCGATCCGAGGCAGGCGGTTTAGTAATATATCGGCAGGATCAAAGACCAGCCACCCCACAACTCCCATAAAGGTGCCGGCTGTAAGCCAGCTTGGGGGCCGCCAAAATAGGGGCAAATTGTGCAAACTCTCCACGGAACCTATATCGAGCAATTGGTTGATGCGTTGGAAGAATCCGCCGATGGTGACGGATGTCACCTAGGGCCAACGGATTCAATTCTGGTCGCAAAAGTGCTGCGGATGACGATCGCGCGGGAGCGTCGGCGTCGCGCGCTGTCCGCCAGCCTCGCGATCGCGAGCATTGTCGTCGCGCTCGGCAGTGCGGTGATTCACATTACAGGCGACACATTGCCCGTTCCATGGAGCCAGTCGCGCGTCGATTGACCGCTCGAAAGGCGCCCCAAGCGGGCGCCTTTTTCATTCTTCGGCGCTCTCGACCTGCCCGAGGAAGCACCGCGCGACGAACCGGGCGGCCTTGCGCCCGCCGTTCGGCGTCGTTTCGCCCATCTGAACGACGATCGCCTTCTCGTCCTCGTCGAGACTATGGCAAATCTCGCCGAGTCGCTTGGCGTTGAAGCGGCCGTTGACCCTCCGCGACAGTTGCGTGCGGGTGAGCCCTTTCGGCCCGGCCTCTTCGATCCACCGCCGCACGTCGAGGTGTTCGCGCTGGCGATCGTTGTCGGCGAGCCGCCCGGCGATTTCCTCAATCGTGCCCTGCGCGCACAGGATCGCAAGCTCGCCGGCCCAATCGACCCATTGGCCGTGCACCTCTGGCGCCTCGGGATCAACGCCGATCGCCACTATCATCGCGATCTTCAGGGCATTCTCGGCGACGCGCGTCCAAATCGCCTTGGCCTCGGGGCGAGCCTTGTCGTGCTCACGTTCACACTTCGCCTGAAGCGCCTCGAAAGCGGCCTCGCCGTCCTTACCCCACGGCATGCGGATAGGATCAATCGCCGTGGTCCCGTCCGTCGTGCGCCCGGCAAGATTGCCGCCCCGTGGCACGATGAGCGCCCGGCAGGGATCAAGAACATTCTGCGGCACGACGTCAGCCGCGAAGATCGGTTTGACCTTTGCCGGGCGCGGCCCGGTGACCGGCAGGATCAGGAAGCGCGGCAAGAAGCCGTCGGCGACCGCCCGCGAGGACATGGCGCCCCAAAAATCCGCCGGGGTCGAGGTGCCATAGATACAGGCATTCGGGTTATGGATCGGAGTCCCTTGCTCACCGGCATAATCCGCGCCTAGGAAGGAGGTTTTTGCGGCCGAGTAGAGCTCAAGGATGAAGTATCGGATTTGTTGGACGTGTGGCCCCGACCTCGGATTCGCAATCTCGCCGACGAAGCCGCCGAACTCGTCGAGCAGCCAAAGCGCCGTTGGTTGAGCTTCGAGCTTCTTCCTGATCGCCGACCCCGACATGATCTTCGACCCGCCGAGGAAGCGCATGAGCCCAGCCGCCGCGCAGAGATTCTTGATGCAGTCACGGGCGTGATCCTTGCCGAAGCCGGAATCCGCGAGCCCGAGCGCATAGAGGTTCGTGAGCAAGCCTGTCGGGCCCTTGTACTGGCGACCGGCGAGCGTACCGACAAGGGTCAAAGCCGCCCCAAGGGCGAGGATTTTCGACGGGCTCGGTGCGCTGCCATCGATCCAAGACACGAGGTCGCCGACGAGGCCGGGAATGCCACCCGCAAGGCGGGTCAACGCTTCCATGCGCTCGGCCTTAGGGTCGACCTTCGGCGCGCGATACGGCTCGACGGCCGCGACCCGTTCGGCCTCCTCGGGGCTGATCGTCTCGAGTGTGCTGTCGATCGCCTCGGGCGATATCATGAGGTCAGAATGACCCGCCGCTTCGGTCGCGAGGGGCGCGGGACCGCCCCCCGGCGGGCGCTCGGCCGGCTTTGCCTTCGAGGTGAGGACGAATTGCGGCCGGAAGTCGTAGCCCAATGCCTCGCCGAGCCATCGCGCCGCCTGATCGATTTGGAAGTCGGCGAGGTCATGGCACTTCATGACGACGTTGAGCGGTGTATAGGTCTTCTCAGCGTCGCCGAAATCGACGATGCCTGTCCGGTCGAAGCTGAGGTTGAGGCCGCGACGCCCGAGCGGCTTTCCGCTGCTAGACGGCCGCCAGTGCGCAACGGCCCGATAGCCGCCGTCCGCCTGCCGCACCTTCCGGTGTAGCCCGACCTGCGGCACCCATGCGTCGAGATTGGCGAGTGCGTCTTCGTTGAGCCTGCGGAAGAAGTCGCTCGCCTGAGAATCGCTCTCGACGATTTCGCCCGACCAGTCGAAGCTCGCCTCGGCTTTCCAGCCGTGCGCCTTCAGCACATCGACCATGGCTTCGAAATGCGCCTCGGTGAACTCGGGAAGCTCGTCGAGTTTGGTGTCGAGAAGCGTGCGCTCGGTCGTCCACTCATACGGGAGCCCGGTCGCGGGATGAAGCGTCGGCGGCAGAACGGTTTGCTTCCCGAAGCTCAGGAAGTCGAGCACGCCGAAGCCATCGATCTTGAACCCGCGCGAGCGTAGGCGATCGGTATCGCCGCGAAAGAAAAGCGTCTCGCCCTTCCGGCCGCGCTTCGCGACGGGCGTCGTCGGCAACACGGCCTTGACCGGCGCGACAAGTTGATCGCGGTCGATGTCGACGGCCAGCAGCCCCCGGCCGAGCGCGACACCGACGCCGGCCTTCGGCCACCGTGACCATAAACCGACCTGAAACGAGCCGGGCAATTGCGAGCAAAAGCGATTCCACCCCTTGTGAAAGAGCCAGTCGCTTCCCGCCATGAGGCCCGGCACCTTCTCGCCCGGCTTGATCGGGATCGCCGAATAGCCGCGAGCGATGAGTTGAGGCCCCGTAAGCGCGAAAGGGGAGGCCGCTTCGCTCGGGTCAGAAGGGGGCTGCATGATTGAGGAGCCGATCGCGCATGTTTTGGGCGTAGGATTCGAGAACGGTCTTCAGGAACTTCAGCCATTCCTCGCGATCGAGCGACGCTAGATCGGTCTTCCCGATCGTCTCCAAGAACTCGCCCGCCTTGTCGCCCGCATCGCTCAGCGCGATCGCCTCATGAAACGATAAGTCTTTGGTAGCCATGTGGTGGACAACCCTTCCAAGGGGGGTGCACTGCGGATCGTCACAGAGCCAGGCGATCGGAGCGCCCATGCGAGGCGCGTAACCGATGCCCGTCGCTTCCCGCATGCAAACGGCGCACACGACGGGCTCGCGGGTGAAGTTGCTCTTAGGCATGGATGACTCCGCGCTCGACGAGAAGGCGCTTCAGGTCGCGCACATTGTTGAGGGCCGACCGGCGATCGCCCGCCGTGCCGGGAAAGGCGAATTTCAACGGCGGGTCGGTCTTCAGGATCACGGCCGGGTGCTTGGCGCAGCGGCCGAGATCGAAGCCGATCCCATGCCTGTTCAGGAAGTCGGCGATCGCGACGAAGCTCGGGTTGCGGCGCAGGTTCATGCCGTTGCCCTCAGAACGGAATGTCGTCGTCGAGGTCGGCATAGGCCGTCGCTGCCTTGACCGCAGCGAACGCCTTGGCGACGTCTCCGCCCGCCGTCTCGTCGGGGAGCTTCACGAAGCTCGTGATCGAAACCGGCGACTGCTCCTCGCGCGGCGCGAGCTTTCGGCCGCAGATTTCCCAATATTTGCCGCTTGGCTTGATCCTGACCTCGGCGACCTCGCGAAGCTCAGGCACACGGGCGAGCGCTTCCGTGATCGTCGCGGGCAGAGGCGAGGCACCGCCGTGCTCGCGCCAAAACTGCTCGAATTTCCGCCGCGCGAAGCCGTCGTGTTCGGGGCAAATCCATTCCTTGTGTAGCGTCGGGCCGCACAGATACTCGACGCGGATCGACGGCTTTCCCCCCGGCTTGTCGTGCCGATAGAAGGTGCGCCGCGTGACCTTCACGAAATCGGGCGATCCCTTCGACAGGATCGGCGCGGCGGCGGCGGTGGCGACGATCTTCTTCTCGACGTCGCGCTCGAAGACATGCCCGCAATCGGGGCACTCCCGAAGCCCCGCAAGGATGATGGAACGGCATGTCGGGCACTCTTTCACGGGCGCCTCGCCGTCGCCCTTGCCGGGCTTCTTCACCTCGACGCAGTCAACGGGACCGTGCCGGCGCACGTTGCCCGCGAAGTCGAGCACGAGACAATTCGCCTTGCCGTTGCGGATGCTTTCTTCGATGTTGGCGCCGATGCAGCGGGTTCCTCGACCGACCATTTGCACGTAGAGCGACGTCGAGAGAGTCGGCCGAAGCATGGCGAGCAGGTCGACGTGCGGCGCGTTGAAGCCGGTCGTGAGCACGTTCGCGTTGGTGAGGCCCCGGAGCTTGCGCGCCTTGAAGTCGTTGATCAGGCGAGAGCGCTCGGCCTTTTTCATGCCGCCGTCGATTGCTTCGACCGAGAAGCCACGCACGCGGAACTCGTCGGCGACGTGGTGCGCGTGCTCAACGCCCGAGCAGAACATGAGCCAGCCGTTCCGATCGGCGCCATAGGCGACAATCTCGTCTACGGCAGCCTTTGTGATCGGGTGCTTGTCGACGGCCGCCTGAAGCGCCGAGCCGACGAAATCGCCACCGCGCCGTGCCACGCCCGCGACGCTGAGCGAGGTCGCCGTCGCCTTCGATATGAGCGGCGTGAGAAAGCCGAGATCGATAAGCTCGCGGATCGTGATCGCGTATGTCGTCTTGTCGAATAGCCGGTCGTCGCCCTCGTCGAGCCGGCCAGAATCGAGCCGGTACGGCGTCGCCGTCAAGCCGACAATGAGCATGTTCGGGTTGATCGTCTTGAGCGCGGCGATGAATTGCCCGTACATAGTCGCGGAGTCGGGCGGGATCAGGTGCGCCTCGTCGACGAGCAGCACGTCGACATGACCGATCCGATCGGCCTTCGAGTAGACGCTTTGAATGCCGGCGAACAGGATTTGCGCGGCGGCCTCGCGGCGGCCGAGCGACGCCGAATAGATGCCGGCTGGCGCCCACGGCCAAAGGCCGATCAATTCCTTATAATTTTGCTCGATCAGTTCCTTGACGTGCGTGACCTGCACGATCCGGGTTGTCGGCTCGGCTTGAATGAACTCCTGCGCGAGCGTCGCCAACACGAGCGACTTTCCGGCGCCTGTCGGCAATTCGAGCAGCGGCGACCCGTCGGGGTTCTCTCCCCAATATGCATAGAGGGAGTCGACCGCCGCGCGCTGATAGAAGCGAAGCTCAAGCGCCATCACGCGACCTCGAATGATGGTTGAACGGGCTCGGCGACGATCGCCGGAAGCTCGGAGGAAAGGTCGAAGGGTTTAGGGGCGCCGCCGAGCAGACCGACTTGATTGCCCCATTGCCACCACGGGCCGGGACGTCCGTAGCGGGCGAACATTTCGAGGTAAGGCCCGGCGACAAGCCGCTCGATCCGGTCGTAAATGACATGCGGCTTTTCCGAGTGCCGGCCGAGCGGAGCGATCACCGTTCGGTCGACATTCGCCGAGACGCGTTTGGGCTTGCCCCGCGTCGCGAGAAGGCAAACCTCGGGGTTGGCACGGGTCCAATAGCCCATGCCCTTGTGAAGCTTCAGGCCCCGGCTGCTCTTGATCCAATAGAAGCCGACGGTCTTGTATTTAAAGCCCCACGCGCGAATGACCTCGAAAGCTTTGTCGAGCAGCGGATCGACTGCCCACATGAGCAAGACGCAGTCACGAGCGGCAACGTCGGCAACAGGAAGTGCCTTAATCTCAGGAAGCGTCATGCACTTGTAATGCCGCTCGGGCGAGAACTCTTTGCCCTTCTCCGAGTATGTCTCGAAGGTCCAAGGCGGATCACTAAGGATGACCGGAAAGCCATCAACCGGAGGCACGAGCGGGGAGGGAATAGCCGCGCTCATGCAAAGACCTCGGTCAACTCGACCGGATCATCGTCGCGCTTGCGTTCGCGGCGCACTGACAGGTCGCCGGTTGCAACCGGGCGCATGGCGACGCGGATATAGACGCGATTGTGACACGCCGGGCAGAACGACGAGCCGGGCTTCACGGGCTTGCCGCAATAAAGCTTGCGCTCGGCCGGATGCTCCCAAAGGGGAAAGCGGCACTGTCCTTCGGCCGCCTTCATGAAGGGGACGGGCATTAGGCGGCCCTCCCGATCCGGCGATAAGCCTCGATCACGGCGAGCGCCTGAGCCCGCGCGTCGTCGAGCGCATTGTGCGCAGTGCCGGCGCCCATGAAGTCCTTCGGGTTGACGCCTGCGAGGTCATAGAGCGTGCGCGTGTCGCGCGGTTCGCGATGCGTCCACGGGTGCAGGAGCCCCGCCGCCACATAGGCGGCTTCGAGAAGCACGAGGTCGAAGGCCGGCGAATGTGCCCACGCGCGCAACGTGCCGTCAGACGATAATTTGCGCGCGCGGCCGACGATATCAGTGAGGTGCAGAAGGGCAGTGGGAAGGTTGTCTTGCCCGGCGAAGGTGCTGACGCGCGCCTCGGTGCGCTGTTGCATCCACCATTGGACGGTTTCGGCGTCGATCGTTAGGCCGAACGCCTGAGCGCTGGCGACGTCGATCGTCGTATGACGCTCTTCGAAGATCGCGCCCGAGGCGGCGTCAAACACAACGGCGCCGATCGAGGCGATGACTGAGCCCGGCTTCGTGCCGAGCGTTTCAATGTCGATCATGACGTGCATGGTCGAGCCCCTTCAGGGTTGCGGATTGTCGGATGCGTAGAGAGCGGAGAGGCGCGCGAACTCGTCGGCGTCGATTTCCTCGACAAGCCCGTCGGTTCCGGCCTGCTCGCCGTTCTCGGTCGTGAAGACGCAAGAGCTTTCCGGGTGATGCCAGTATCGGCGCCCGCCCTCGGTCGGCTGACCCGAGCCGTCGACCCATTTCCGGCCGTCGCCCAGGCGATACGTGATGGTCTCGGCCTCTTCGTCGGCGTCGAGCATTTCGCCGGGCACGAGCGCCGGAATGTAGAGGTGAGCGCCGCAACCTTGCCGCTGCTCGTCCATGCCGAGGGGCTTCGCCCAACGGGCGCACGACCATGCGGCGTCGCCGTGCTGCTCGGGCGTCGCGTGAATACAGGTGCGGCAGTGCGCGCGAGCGAAGGCGCGCTCGTGGCAAGTTGCCTTGAACCGGCAGTAGCCGCATTTGAACGCGGTCTTCGCCGTCGGGTCTTCGTGAAGCTTTGGCGGGGGCTCGGTCGCCCTAATGATCCGCTCAGCGCGAGCGATCAGGCGAATGGCCTCTTCATTGTCAGTCGCCCAACGCTCAGTATGAATTTCGCCCGTGTTCTTGTTTCGGCAGATGTAAAGGCAACGATCGGTGCCGGCCAAATAGGCATATGTGTTGCACTGGACCCAATGCGCATAATAGCCGGCCTTGACGCCCTTCTTGACGACGTCCTTGAAATACTTTTCCTTCATCGACTTGCACTCGGTCATGTGCCAAGCCGAAGGGGCCTCGGGAATGCCCTTCACAACAGCGTCGCTCTTGCCGCGAACGTGGCCGGCGACTGCCGAAAACCTGAATTGCTTGCCGTTCTCGTCGACGTCGTGCACCTCGGCGCCGATCAGGCGGAGCGAGTTGAGAAGGCGTTGTTCCTCGATTTCGCCGGTCTCGAAGGTGATCGCCTTCAGCCCGTCGATCTTCTCGGGCGGGGCTGCCCAGCGGAACCCATACCAAAGAGCGCGCTCGCACTCGTCGCCGAGGTTCGAAATCGAGATTCCGAGGCCTTCATAGGTATTCGTTCGGGCCGCCGCGAGCGCGCTGTAGATCGCGTCGACCGTGTGATTGATCGGCTTGGGGAGCGGAGCCATCGGACAAGCCTCGGGCGTTCGCGCCGAATTGGCGCGTTGGGGACGTCAGTCGGTTTGGGGAGTGACCCGCGTCGGCCTACTGACCGATCATCGCCGCTCTTCCGCCTGTCGGACTCTGTGGGTTTGCATCCGAGGCGGCGCTTTCAAGCGTGTCGGGATTTCCCCGACGCGGGTCTCGCGAGCGCGTTATTACGCGCTGCGTTTCCAAGGGACGTTCGCGCCGCCCGTCACCGGCCTGCTCGGGGCCGAGCCGCCATTGCCGGTAGAGCGCGCCGTCGACGGGTTCGGGGCGGCGCGCGACGGCTCGGGCTTGCCTTCGGGCGGGGCCGACGGCTGCTCGAAGTAGTATTTCTTCACGAGGTTGCGCTCGGCGTCCGACCCGTCGTTCTTCTTGTATGGTTCGATCGCGACCTTCGCGACGAACGGCTTCCAAAGAAGCTCCTCGGTGTCGTTGACCTGAAGGGCGCCCATTGCATGGCAGAGAGCGGAAAGCGCCTCCTGCCCGATCTTCTGCGCGATCGGGTTGTCGTGCCGAACGTTCAGGCGCTCCCAAATCTTCCGACTGGCGTACTCACCCGACAGGACTTCGAAGGTCAGTTCAAGAAGCTCGCCAGTGCCCTTCGAGTTGGGCTTCAGGTTAGCTTCGATGCAGTGCAATTCGTAGTCTCCGGCCGGGATCGCCCCGGCGCCGGATGAAGGATCGACCTCGTTCGCGTTGAAACTGAAGGATGCCACGCTAGTTCTCCACGTTGACAGGAAAGGGGGAGGCGACCGCTACTCGGCCGCCGTGGGGAGGTATTTCGCGAGCGTGGCCCAACCCTCGCCCCGCTTGTAAGGAAGCTCAGGGGGCATGCCGTATCGGTTCTTGGCGATGAAGCCGGGGCGCTCTTCGACGTAGATCACGCGCGCACCGCCACCCTCGGCGTGGCCGACCTTCTTGTTGAAGCCGACGTCCTTCTCTTTGAGAGTGACGCGGTAGTTCAGGAAGGCGATCAGGTCCGCGCCGGATTCAAGCTGCGGCAGGGCATTCTTGTGAATGTCGAGCTTGTATCGCGAATAGGGATCGGTCGTCGGCGAGTCGAAGCGGAAGATTTCGCAATGGCCGATCAGAATGATCGTCATGTTTTTCTCGCGCCGAAGCACGTTGAGGCCGTCAAGCAATTCCGTCCAAATCGCCGAGGCCACGACATAGCCTTTGCCGTAACCGGGCTCTTCAATGGTTTTCCAACCATTGCGTGAGCACGCTTCCTTCTGGATAGCGGTTTCGAGGCCGGTTGCCGCGTCGATCACGAGCGTCTTGAGGTCATGAGGCTCCGAGATCAGGGCACCAATCGCGTCGACAACCTCTTCGTAGGAGGTGAGGTCGCTCCAACCCTGAAGCTCGACGCCGACAGGCGGGTTCTCGCCCTGAAACTGAAGCCAAACGGCATCCGGCGCCTCGGCCGCAAGAGCGGTCTTGCCGATGCCGGGCACGCCATAGATGACGCAAAACGGCGCCGTCGAGGTCGTGACCTTCTTGATTGATGAGAGGGAGATTGCCACTCGCGCAATCCTTTCTAGAGCGCCTTCAGCCATGCCTCGCGGTCGAGAAGGCGATACCCGACCCCGAAGATCGTCTCGATCTTCACGCCCGCGGACCGTGTCTTCCGACGAATGCGGGCAATGAAAACGTCCATGTTCTTTGCGGACGACGCCGTCGCGGCGCTTCCGTAAAGCAATTGAATGATCGTTTGTTTGGTGACGACCTCGCTCTTGAGCAGGATTTGAAAAATCGTCTGCTCAACTTGTGTCAGGCGCCAATCGGACGGCGCCGCAAGATCACTGGCGACGAGCGTAGACTTGAGGGCTTCGTTCTCATGCCTTAGCCGCTCGTTTTCTGCGAGCACGTCGCTTGCGGAGGAGGTCGTCAGCATGCGTTAACCAAGATTGGCAAAGGGACATTGACTCACCTCCCCATGGTCACTAGGGAAGATGACACATCCGATTTAATCGGAGATTTGGCCAAGGCCGATCGGCCCCGTTGCTCAAGTGCTAACGGATTCGTCCGTCGCTTGTCAACGGACGGAATGCACGAGGGTCGGAAGCGGCGCGCGCAAAGTCGGATGCGCAAGGGATTGAGCCGCGCGGACAATCGGGCGTTACCGGTGGAATGATCCGGCGGAATGCCCTAGCAGGGAGTATAATGATGAGCGCCGTACCCTCATACGCTGGAACCGGAGGCAAAGAATCCACAATGCCCGCGCTTGAGACGATAAAGCAGAGAATCAGAGAGCGCCTTGCCGCGACCGGCATGTCTGCGAATGAAGCAAGCCGTAGAGCCGGGCTAGGGCTTTCCTATGTGAACGACCTGCTCAGCGGAAAGTCGAAGAACCCTGTCACGACGCGCCTTGCTCTACTGGCGGACGTGCTCGGGTGCGATTTGGGTTATTTGCAGGGGACACAAGAGGCCCTTCGGGCGCATGTCGCTGTTGAGCCGCTTCAAGCCAACGGACACGGGGGGCGAGGCGAGACGGATTCGGCAGCGCGCGCCCTCCCGCTCTATACCGCCAATCTGACGGACCCCGACGGTTTCTTCACTATGGTAGACGAAGAAGCCGTCAGATTCGTCCCGGCCGCTGTGGTCGAACTTGACCCTCAAGCCTATGCGGTATCGGTCGCAGATGGGGCGAATGCACCTCGGTACCTGCCGGGTGAAGTCGTCGTTGTGAGCACGCGCAAACCCGTGGCGCCGCGCTCGTTCGCCGTGATTCGCATGCAGGACGATAGGGCCATAATTCGGAAGGTCATCGGGATCACATCAACCGGGATCGAGGTCGAGGCCATCGAAGACCTCTCAAGACGGACGATCCCCCGCGCTGAAATCAAGACAATACACAGGATTGTGGCCTCGTTTGAGGGCTGATCGGTTCGCGGCTCGCGTTCGCTGATCCGTTGATATCCGTCGCAATCCGTTGACGATCTAGAATGACTCCTTTATCGTCCGTTGCATCCCATCGGAGCAACGGACGATGCAGCCCCTTCGCCGAACGGTCGCGAGGCCGACCGATAAAGAGACGTTTTCCGGCCGGCTCGTAGACATTCTTGAGCCCACGGCCGACGACATTGATTTCGTGGACATTGCGCACTCGTTGGCGGGATCGACCCGCTACGACGGGCACACGATTGCCCCGTTCACGATCGCTCAGCACTCGGTCTTGGTCGCGGACCTTCTGCCCCGGCCGTTGCGCATTCACGGCCTCTTGCATGACGCGCCCGAGTATCTGATCGGCGACATTAGCTCGCCCATGAAGCGATCGCTTCGCGCCACGATCGGCCCGGTCTTTGACGTGGCGCTGCACGCGATCGAGCGACGCATTGAGGCCCTGATTTATCTGAAGGCCGGCATCGCCCTTCCGACGGACGAAGAGCGGGAAGAGGTGAAGCGAGCGGACCTGACCGCGCTTGCGATCGAGCAGCGCAACCTCATGGCTGCGGACAACGATTGGCGGCTTCCGTATCCGTCTGACGGCCGCGACCTTCTCCCGCTTGGCATGGCGGAATCCTGCCGCCTTTTCATCGCCTCTCTAGGCGCGTGCGGCGTGTCTGTTTTCGATCTGAGGGCCGCCGCATGAGCCTCGGTCAGGTCCGATGCCTGATCGCCGAGGGCGACGTTCGCGAGGCCCGGCGCCTGCTCTTCGTTGAAGGCGGGCATACGCCATTCGCCAATGAAATAGACGGCCTATTGCGGGCCGATCTCTGCGACGAGGCGCTTCGTCGTCTCGATCTCTTCCTCAACCCGAAATTCCCGAGCGTCGCCGAGTGCGACGCCGCCTATCGCAAAGCCGTTGGGGGCAACCCGTGAAGCTGACCATCTCTCGAAATGACCTCGCCGACCTCATGGCGAAGGGCGGCTCGTCGGCCGAAAGGACTTCGGTCATTCCGATCCTGAAGCATGCCCGCCTTGTCGCGCGGAACCGCACACTCGCTGTCTCGACGACCAACCTTGAAATGCAGGCCGAGTCCCTCGGTGCCGCGAATGTCGAGGTCGAGGGCGAGACGACCGTCGACGCCGACAAGCTGAAGACGATCGTCGATCGCCTGCCGCGCGGCGTGGAAATCTTGATCGCGCTCGAAGGCGCTGACCTGATCGTGAAGGCGGGCCGCTCGCGCTCGCGCCTGCCGACCCTGCCGGTCAGCGACATGCCGTCGATTGAGGGCAATGGGAAGGAGGTTGCGGCCTCGTTCGCAATGTCTGGCGCCGATCTCGACCGGCTCCTCGCTCGGGCGATCACGGTCGCGTCGACGGAAGAGACGCGCTACTACCTGAACGGCGCCTATCTTCATGTTCGCGATTGGGAGAACGAGGCTCGTCTTTGCGCCACGGCGACGGACGGCAGCGCGTTGATAGCGGTCGCCGTTGATCTGCCCGAAGGCGCCGCGTCAATGCCGGGCGTGATCGTGTCGACCGCGACCGTCGCCGCCGCGCTTCGCCTCTTCCGTGGCGAGGAGTCGGTGCGACTCACGGTTTCGAAGCTGCACATCGTCTTTGAGGGCGCGACCACGCGCCTTGCCTCGAAACTGATCGACGGCACCTATCCCGATTATCAGCGCGTTATCCCGGCGCTCTCACCCAATTGCGTGCTGCTCGACAAGTCCTCGGCGGGATCAGCCGTGGCCCTGCTCGAAACATTCGCGACGAAGGATCAGGGGAATAAGCTCGAAGCCGCGCCGGCCGCCACGGGATTGGCCTTGGCGGCCGGCAACGGCGGCGAAGGTGACGGCTTCGCTACGGTCGACGCCGAGTTTGAAGGCGACGTGTCGCCGTTCGGACTCTCGTCTCGATACCTGAAGGCGATGCTGGCGACTTTCAGGTCTGAGAGCGTGCGCCTCTCGCTCGCCGGACATGGCGCGCCGATCCGCTTCAGTGCCGATAGCGAGCCCGACACGATAGGCGTTGTCATGCCGATGCGGGTTTCGGGCCGCCTTGCAACGGAGGGGCAGAATGACCCGACGCGGACCCAAGCCTAAGCCTCGTCGCCTTTCCGTCTCGATTCCCGAGCGAGCCGGGCCGCATGTGAAGCTCATCTTCGCCGAGATGGCGCGGCAGGGCTTCACTTACGACGAAATGGAATATCGCTCGGGCGTGCTGCGGACGACGCTGAAGGCGTGGCGGCACAAGAACGCGCCGTCGTTGTCCAATATCGAGGCGATCCTTTCGGTCTTGGGCTTCGATTTCCTGCCGGTCCCTCGCGCTGCAGTCCTTCCGCCCGAGGTCGTCGAGGGGCTGACGCCGATCGCCGATCGCCTTGGCCTGAGCATGCCGGAAGCCGTGAAGGCGCTCGCCGAAATTGTCGCCGGGGTTCATGCCCGGCTCGACGCGACCTCGCGCCCGGAGTCCGAGCCCGTCGTCAAATTGCCGGCGAAGCGCGCTCGTCGGGCATTCATCCATCCCGATCAGGAGTTGCTTTTCGATGTCGCAGCTTGATCGTCCGCTCACGGCGGGGAAGCTCGCCTATGTCATCGTCGAGGCCGACGTTGATCCGTCCGACGACGATGCTATCACGCGTGCCCTCGTCGAGCGCGGTGTCCGCCCGGCCCAAATCTCCCGGTCGATCCTGCCGATCGCCGAGCAGATTGTGAACACGGTTCGGGAGGCGTGCCGTGCCGATCCATGACGCGAACCTTGAACTCGCGCTGGCCTTCGCCGTGCCCTTCTTTCTCGTCGGTGCCTTTGTCATTGGCGTCTTTGTTTGGGGCTGGATCAGGGGAGAGGTGCGATGACCTCGCGCCTCATGACGCGGGCAGAAGCTGCCGAACTTTGCAGGCTCACGCCTGCCGGATTTTCGCAGTGGGTGAGGGCAGGGCGCTTGCCCGGCCCGATCGCCGGCACGCGCCGTTGGGATCGCGTATGCCTCAACGCTGCGCTTGACAATCTGTCCGGCTTGATGCCGATTAAATCGGATCAGTCGGGCGAAACGGCCCTCGACCGCTGGAAGAGGAAGCGCGATGCGCGTAAGGCGAATAAAGGGGGTCAATAAGGTCACAAAGCGGCTCGCCGATGGGTCGAAGAAGACCTTTTATTATCACCGCGCGACAGGAGCGCGTTTGCCGGACGACCCCGAGACGGCTGCCTTTTTGCTGGCCGTGGAGCGCTTGGATAAGCAATTCGCCGACGGTCAGGCCGCGAAGGCGAAGGCGCCCGAGAAGACGATCGAATGGCTCGTGAAGGCCTACCAGAAGTCGACCGATTGGACGGGCCTTCGCGAGTCGACGCGCGCGATCGAGCAATTCAACGTCAACGCGATCGTCGCCGAGTTTGGTGACATGGAACTCGAAGCCGTCGAGCAGAAGGGCGCCCGAGCCGAATTTCTCGAATGGCAAGACGAGCTTGCACAAGAGACGCCCCGAGCCGCCGACGCAAAGCTCGCCCGGCTCGCGAAGATTCTGGCGTGGGGCGTCGAGCGCGAGCATATCGAGCGCAACCCGATCGCGACCTTCAAGCGCGTCTATAAGGGCGATCGCTCGGAAATCCTTTGGCTTCCTGAGCACTTCAAGGCGATGCACGAGGCTTCGCCCTTCGAAGTACAAATCGCGCTCACGATCGGGCTTCATACGGGGCAGAGGAAGGGCGATCTCTTCTCGCTCACGTGGAAGCAGTATGACGGTGAGGGGATTGGGCTTGTTCAGAGCAAGGGAAAACGTCGGGTCTACATCCCATGCACGAAAGCCCTGAAGACGACCCTTGACGCCCTCAAGCAACGGCACGGCGACCGGGCAGGCCTCGACGACCACATTCTCGTTGACCCCGATGGAAGCCCTTGGACGAAGCCAAGCTTCCGCACGCCTTGGGGTGCGGCCTTCGAGGCGTCGGGCCTGAAGGAAGACCTTCACTTCCACGACCTGCGGGGCACGGCCGTTACCATGCTCGCCGAGGCGGGATGCACGACGCCCGAAATAGCCTCGATCACGGGGCACACGTTGAAGAGCGTCGATAAGATTCTCGAAACCTATCTGGCGCGCACGCGCCTTCTCGCCGAGAATGCGATCGCCAAATTTGAATTGAGGTTGGTCGCATGATGGACGAACTGCGGTTGGGTGGTGTCGCCCTTCGCATTCTTGAAAATGGCTACGAAGCCGAGGGCCGAGCCGGGCGGCTCTACTTCGAGAACGTCATGCCGACGGACGAGGCTGTCTATCTAGAGGGCATTGGAAATATCAATGTCTCGAAAGCTTGGAGGCTCGTTCCGCCAAGCGCAAAGCCGATTCGCATTCCGATCGACCAAAACCTTCGCGACCATATACGGTTGCGAGAGCTTGACGAGGCGACGCTCGCGCGCATGACGCCGAAGCGTCGCAACGAGCCCGTGCTATTTGTCATGCACGAGGGACGGGCGCAGCTTATTGACGGGGCACATCGCTTGCACGCCCGCGTCGCCCACGGACTAAAATTTGCCAAGGGCTTTATACTCATCCCCAAAGCCATTGAGCATTGCCGCATTAAAGTTTGGAAGATCGATGGGGAGACCAGAACCCAGCTCAAGCTTGACCCAATATCCGGGACTATGACGGCGTGAGGCCCGCCCTTGGCGCCTTCTGGTTTGACCGCTCACGATGTCCAAGCCACCGCCGTGCGGCACGTTCCAAGAACGAAATTTGGCGAATCTCTGCAAACCAAACTGCAAACCGCTGCAAACCGGCCTTGTGGCGGTGAGGCCGCGTCTCTGCAGGCGATTGAAAATATTGAGGTTTTTTGGTCGGAGCGGCGGGATTTGAACCCACGACCCCTAGTCCCCCAGACTAGTGCGCTAACCGGGCTGCGCTACGCTCCGACACCCGAAGGGCGTTGTTTCTCTAGGTGTTTCGCCGCGGGAATGCAAGCCCGGAGTTCTGGCGGCGCGCGGCTCGAACGATGCATCGGGGACACAAAGCCCCGTAAAGTGCGGGCCTCATCCGCTTCGGTTACTGTGGATATCTTGGGGGATGCGAGCGCTTGTCCCCGACGGGCAACTCGTCCCCCGCCGGCACGCGGGAGGCCTCGGTGCCAGGTTGCCGACATGCGAGGGCAGCCCGTACGGCTACGGCGAGTGGCAACCGGACAAATATTACCAAAAAGTAATTCCATCGTTCAGGAGCCATTCAGGGCAATCCTCATAAGACGGAGGGCAGAAGAGGAGATGTTCATGAAAAAGATGGCCCTGTTTGTTGCATCGATCGCCATAGTCGTTTCAGGCGCGGCCGTCGCCCAGCCCCATCCATTGCACCGCGGCCCCGATGCCCATATCGAACACCGGGACGTGCGGAGCCAACGCCCGGGCGCGCACAACAGGTATCGCGATGTCCGGACCGAGCATCGTGACGTGCGCATCGAGCACCACGACCGGCATCCGCGGCATGTCGAGCCGCAGCACCGCCGCGGCCGGCCGCATTGGGCGAAGGGGCAGCGCTTCGAGTGGAAGAAGTATCGCCACCGCGAAATTCACGCCCGCGACTACCGCCGTTATCGCCTTCAGGAGCCGCCGCGCGGCCATCGCTGGGTCGAGGTCGACGGTCGCTTCCTGATGGTCAATGTCGCAACCGGCATCATCGCGTCGATCTTCATGATGCACTGA